TGGACATCCACATCTGTAAACAAGATGGTAGTGCCACGAATCCGCTTAGAACACTGCAAAGAGCCAATGGTTGTTAGCTCAAAATCACCTGCTTGGTTGGTAGCCAAAGGAGTCCATACAGTATTGTTCTCTTGGTCACACCATTGAACTTTACGAGGATTACCACCTGCACCCAGAGCAAATAAGAAACGCTCTTGAGTTACAACCAAACCAGTACAACTAGTAGGAGCATTTGTGATGGCGGCAGCATCTACACCAGTATCCAACTGCCATTCAAGGAGCTTTCCATCCTTAGATGAGCAAGCAACTAAATACTCACCCCATGTATCCATAGACCATGTGGTTGCAGGAGTTACTGATCCCAAGTCTGGTCTAGCAACACCATAGGCAAAACTTCCATAAGTGCCATAGCCATAACCAATCTTTTGAACAGCATCTGCATCACCAACAGTAAATCCTGTAGGAGTAATGTCTGTTAAAGTATTACTTTCACTCAGAACGTAGAGTTTTGAATGTGTGCCAATGCCAATTCTTCGGTTATTGGAGTTGTCACGCCAGTTAAGAAGACCTCTAGCCTTACCAGTAAGTTGAGTGGCTGTACGCTTTCTCCACCCACCGACAGGACGAATAGTGCCTTCAAACCAACGAACTAGGTTAGAACTATTCCAACGTCCTTTAGCCTGATACTCTGTACCATTCTTGAATACACCTGGAGGAATTTGGAGCGGAATATAGGCCATACTTTGTCAATCAGGTAGGTTAGAAACAAAGCTCATTGTAGCAATAACGCTAGGAACTGCGGGTCTAGTTGGGCTAGTGCTAGTCCCAAAAGCTTCAATACTTACACCAGTATTTTCAGTTCTCCACATAATCTCAATGTAATCATTAGCCGCCATATCAACAAAGAAATTCAATGCAGCAATGATATGACTTGGATCACCAGTGCCTTTTCTAGCTACTAGGTGAAATCTACTGTTTGAGTTGTCAATGTTTGTCCCATTCTTGCGAAACCAAACATCCACATCTTGACCATCGTTTGTGGTGTTTTTAAACTGAATTGAAAACTGTAAATTGTAAAGACCTGGGTTACTTACATTTAATCTTGAAGAATTAGATAAAGTTACACCATTAGAGAAATCTGTTGTGTTAAATGTAATTGCATAGGCAACAGTTGTACTGGCGGCAGTTTGGTCTGTAGAGTCTTGAAACGCACCATAAGGAAAGTTGATGTACTTGCCACCAACTCTAGCAGTTAAGGCTTGAACAGCGTTAAGCAACTTAATAAAAAACAACCTCAATGTGCCATTATTCTGGTTCTGTACTTCTTGAGAGTAAGAAACACCAGAAGTTCCCAAATTAGGAACTGGTGGTACATCTAGTTGTTTCTGACTAGACATTACTTTTTAATCCAAGTTTGCCAAACAGCACCTGCTGCCAAGATCAAACCACCAACCCATAAAACAGGTTGAGCAATAGAAGCTATCCAATTCAGAACCTTGACAGCACCTTTAGCCGCTTCAATAGCGCCTACTAGATCACTGGTGTTCTTATCAATGGTATCTACTTTGGTTTCAACTGCAAGCAGTCTTTCGTAGATTTGTGAATGGGTAACTTCTTGCATTATTCACTCCGATGGCTCTTTAGGAAGTTGTGCGTCAGCCTGTTCTTTGATCTTGACAATCAGAGGCCATACACCAGACTTGGCTGGCATCTCACCCAATACATTCAAGATGAATTGGACTTCGTTTGTTTCCAACTCTAATTTCATGCTTGACCCCAAGGTGTACCAGTAGCTTTTACAGGGTTCTTCAGCAAAGCAATCTGAGCCGCCAAAGAAGCCTCTGTAGCTTCCTTGTCAACAGACTCCCACACCCATGCCAATACTGTGGCTTCTGTGAGGTTTGCGTAAGGAATGGCGGGAGTGCCTTCAGGCCATGAGACTGTTGCGTAGGCAGAGGCAGAGTGTTCACCATCTACTGCTGTTGCTGTCCAATGTGCTGTAGTTACAAAACCATCGGCTGTGTTGCTGTCAAGATTTACGATAGACCAGTTGTAAGTTGTCATGATTTTCCTTTTTAAAATCTGTTATATCCATTGTGAAATTTAGTTCTTGCTTCACAAGCAACAAGTTCCGCCAATTCTAAATCTTTAAAATATCCAGAGTAGGCATCTTTATGATTTGCTCTAACTCTAACAAGATAACTATTTGTTTTTGCATACCAAAAAACATTCGGTATTCCTGTGCTATTAGTTTTTCTTATTTTAGAGTTATATATATTTTGCGCTTTTGTTACTTCACGCAAATTCTCAATTTTGTTGTTATGAATGTTTCCATCAATATGGTCAATACATTCAGGAACATATCCATGTTGCATTAAAAAAACAACTTGGTGAACAAGAAATCTATGTTCTTTATAACGACCTCTTAAGTATGGGTCTTTTGTTCCGTTTGTACCACCAACAGAATCTCCAATACGTTTCCGCATTGCAGGTCTAACTTTCCAAAGCAAAACACCATCCTTGTACTCAAACAAGCGGTGTGCTTCTTCTTGTGTCAAGGTCATGATGTTTTCCTTTTAAAAGATTAAAGATTTGCGGCATCCAAACGTGCCTTGAGTGATTCAATGATTGCTTGTTGTTCTTGCAAAGCCTTGAGCAACATGAACGGCAAAACAGAAGTCTTTACTTCTTTAAATCTTTCTCCGTTTTCGTTTGGAAGACCATCCTGTACAAGATTAGGGAATACTTGCTCAACTTCTTGGGCAATCCAACCAAGTTCTTTTGGCGAACCATCCGCTTGATCGTTCCAGTTGTATTTAACAACTCTCAATCTGCATAAGTCTTCAGCATAACCATCACGGGTTGTTTCAATATTCTTTTTTAAGTTTTGGTCTGACGCATTACCAGATGTTCCATTTCCGTAAACATAGAAACGTGTAGCCCCGTTAGTGGCAGTAAGAATGTGATATGAACTGGTGTTATCTGTATTTGCACCAAGGGTTGAAACTATAGAGATGTTTCCGCTTGTTGCATTGGTATTGATAAAACGAGCAGTCTGATTTGTGTTTGTAGTGATGTTTAAACGCTCGTTGTTTCCTGAGCCACTCGTAACCCCCAGTAGCAAGTTACCGTCTGACGTTATACGGCAACGTTCTGAGCCATTGGTAGTAAGTTGTAAAGAACCCGCTTTTGTGTTCACAACAGACATTTCAGTACCATCGTGATACACATAACCTGCGGCATTACCGCCTGTCTTCAAAGCCAACAAAGATGTTGAAGAACCATTGATTTCAACTAAGCCACGACCTGATGCGCTATAAGTTGCTGATGTAGTCCCCACCAACAAATCACCAGCCGCTGTCAGAGTCATTGCCTGAGTAAAGGTAATGGCGTTTCCTGCTGTGCCTGATGCGGCTGTGTTCCACTTAAATGCGCCAGCACCTTGCTCAATATAAGAAGCAAAACCAGTACCAATGTAATACCAAGTACCGCCAACATTACGAGCATTTTTAGACCACCAACCAGCACCAGTAGAGTCTTGTGAAAATAAAGAAGTGTTGCTGACTTGAAATGCCTTAAAAGAACCATCCCAAGCACTAGGAGTAACTCCCAAGCCTAGATTGCCTGAGGAGTCGAGGCGCATGCGTTCTGCGCCATTAGTGCTAAAAGCCATCGTGTTATCTGCGGGTCTAAATATCGTTGCGTCAGAACCCGAAACAGTTGTGTTAGCAATCAGTTTAAAAGTGTTTGCTATAGCATCACCGCTGACATGAAGTTTTGCAGTAGGACTACTTGTACCAATACCCAGACCTGTGCTGGTTAGGCGCATACCTTCACTTGCGCCCATGTAAAACGCCAAATCAGTATTTGACCCTGCGCCAGCAGTTCCAATATAAGCATAACCACTTGCGGCAGCGTTTTGAAAGCCTAATTGCTGTGTTGAATTGTTCCAAGTTAGCGTAGCAGACGAACTAACAACCTTAGAGCCGTTTAAATAAGCTACTCCGTTAGCAGTACCTCCAGAGAATGTGGGGTTTGCTGAAAACGATGATGTGCCAGTAGATGTCAATGTCCCCGCAACACTCAAAGTCTTACCAGAGCCAACATTTAGGCCAACACTTGTGCCATTTCCTGCGGCAGCAAAGACAGCATCAACACTGTCCAAGTCGGTATTGATCTTAGTACCCCATGTGTCGGTAGAAGCACCAACTTCTGGTTTGGTAAGTCCTAAGTTCGTTGTGGTTGTATCAGCCATTTTTCACCTCATGCGGCAATTTGCCAAGATTCACTATTATCTGCCACTGCAGTCCAAGATTTACTTGAATCATCAATTGCAGTCCATGCTTCAGATCCATCTGTAATCGGAGTCCAAGTCTCGTCTGTATCGCTAATTGCAGTCCAACTCTCAGATATATCACTCTCTGGTAACCATTTTAAGTTACCAGAAACACTCATGCTTGAAATGCAAGAAATACTTAAAGAAGCACTCTGTCTTCTCTGTCCATTAATAACCAGGCTGCTAGAAGCAACTATCGGGAACTGAGCGTTGGCTACTACCTGAGAGCCAACAACCATTGTTGAAGCATCAGCAACAGTCATTGCCGCAAATGCAACCCTAACCCCATTGACAACCAATGTACTAGCATCATTAGCCGCTAACGCTCCAATGGCAACACGTCTAGCCGCAACAGACATACTGCTTGCGCTAGAAATACTTGCCGCACCAATTCCTACCCTGATTGCAGAAGCAGACATGGAGCTAGAGCTAGATATAGCTTCAGCCCCAATAGCCACCCGTCTTGCAGATACACTTACAGAACTAGAAGAGCTAATTGCAAAACTAGCAGTCTTTACAGTATTTGCAGTTATTGCTACTGTAGATGTATCAGAAACAGAAAACGCACCTATACAGATGCGTCTTGCCGCCAGTGTCATGGTACTGGTATCACTGATGGATGCGGCTCCAAGGCTTACGCCATAGGAGTAATTCCCTCCACCATAATAGCCAGAACCATAGGCAGCCATGTTATGTCAAAGTGATAGTCAGGCTAGTTGCGGGAATGCGGAATACATCGCCATCGTTAATTACTCGTGATGTGGTCAAAGGAGCCCATGCAAGCAGATTTCCACCAGTACTGGCATCAAAGATACCTGCCCAACCAATTGTTCCCCAATTGCCACCAGAAGCGGCAGCAAACTCAATAGCGGCAGCGTTACTGAAAGTAGTCGCTGTACCAGAACCTGAGATAGTTCCTGTCGCTACCCTAGCGTATGCATTACCAGAAACTTCAGTACCACCACCTGTATCACTAGGTGCGGCAGTAAACAAACCAACATACCAAGCAGTTGGGCGAGTTGCTGAACTACCTGTAAACAACCAGGTAAGTACTAGATTTTCGGTGTAATCGCTAAAAGATGACATTTTTTATCCCAAAGAACGGGCTCGAACAAGAGGAGTTGAGGAAACAGATGCCCTTTGATCTGCAATCTCAATGTCGCTTAATGTGTTTGCGTATAGTTGACTCCATGTACCCAGACGCTCATCGTCTTTTAAGTATGGAGTTGCTTCTATCAAAGCACCATACAAGTACAAGTCTGGGGCGTATGCCAATAGCCAGTTGCTTGTGTTTGAATCACTTAGTGCAGCAATCTTAGCATAATATGTCAGTTCACCAGTATATGTTCCATCTGGTGTTGGGATTACTTCTATCTGAGTACCAGTGATCGTGTAATACGCTGGTTTTCCAGAAGCAACATAGTTATTTGCCTTTAAATTATCACCATAAGCTTCAGTTACGAACTCAAGTCTGACAATGGGATTAGTATTTAATTGGAATTCTTTGGCCTGTAACCAATCTGCAGGGTAAGCAAAATATTGCGTATCAATGCTTGCAGTAGCCCTTTTAATCATTTGGCGGGTACGCAACTTACGATTAAATTTAGCCTCTGCAAGAGTAATAAAACTAGGAACAATAGAAGTCAGATCATCCCTGTTCAGATAATCTGCTATCGTTGTCTTTAGCCCTGCAAAAGTGTCAAGTGCCATTTTCTACATCCCTACACGCTAGTGTATGCTCATGTTTGTATTCAAACGTCCCGATATGGAAGATCTGCTTTGAAAGATCTTGATCCACATATGTTTTATGCCCATTTTGGGCGGCTCTACGGCAAAACCAGACATCTTCACCAATGTAGTCTTCCGCAGCGGGAACCCAAGGGATAGCAAACCAAGGATATTCCATAGATTTATAGACTTCGGATTTAACGAGCATTACACCCATTCCGCAGTAGTCTACTTCAACAAGCCCTGTTGAATTATCTTCAGTATATACCCGATTGACAAATGTTGCATCCATATCTGGGGTATTTTTTTTCACCGCAATTGGCTCAGTAGGAAATCTACGTTTTGCATAGTTTCCACAGACAATTCCAGTATCGTGCTTCAAAAGACGCAAGATAGTATCTTTGGGGAATCTCATGTCGCTATCTAGCCATAGCGTATGTGTGCATTCAGCGGCAACGGCATCCCTAGCAAGGTCCTGACGCTGTGCTGACAATAATGTGCCAGAGCTAGTGTAGATCACTACTTTGTGGTGAGATGTACCTACTGTAAATCCAACCAATCTGGCTAAATCAAAAGCAAATCCAGAGTTAACAAAATCCCGTGTTGGAACCAAAATTCCAATGGTCTTACTATCCATTAAACTTCTCCAGGTCTTGTGCGAAATGCACGATTATCAGGGTCATTGAGCCAACGCTTCATATAAGCTTGGTCATCAAGTTTACCTTCGGCTTTCATTTGATAATACAAAGCCATTGGGATAGATGCCACATGGTGCATATCTCCATTCCAATTAGCCCGTTCATCAAAAGAATTAAATCTCTCTTTGTTGGCTTCTACTACTTGTGTAGCATCAATAATTGTTTCAATGGTTGCCTCATCTTTTTCAGCATCGTAATGCCAAAGCTTTTTGGTTCCCATTTCTGAGTTTACGTCAAAGATTTTTGTAGTCATAAAAAAAAGGGTGGGTTATTAGCCCACCCCTTGTATTTCAGATTAGCTCTGAATTGTTGAGTTCAAGTCATAGACAGCGCCATGAGCCTTCTCGTTCTTGATCTTCAAGCCCCACTCGCACAAGAGCATACGCTTCTCAGCATCACCTGTCTTAGCCAGTTCAACTGTCTGGAAGGGACGCAGGAAAGCAACGCTTGCGTACTCAGGATCAAGCACGAAAACATCACGCTCACGTTGGAAGCGGTTGGCAACAATACTCACGTTACCGAAGTCGGAAACATAAATATCTGCGGCCCCGATGATGGTGGAAGGCTTAGGACCAGTCACGTTGAAACGCTGACCAGCAATACCAGCCATCTTAGACAAGTTCTGCTTGTTAACAGGACCAGCCATAACGATAGATGGTGAGCCACCTTCTGTCCACACCTTCTGAATTACGTCTTTCAGCAATGTCTCGCTGAATGAACGCAAGTTAGTGGTTGTAGCATCAGTACGAGCTGCATCAGGAATGGTTGTGTATGAAGGATCACCACCACCAGAACCTTCGTTTGTATTGGTCTTCAAGAAGGCCAACAAAGCGCCAGTCTTACGAGCGGCAGATGTAGAACCAGCGGCAGCGGCTTGGTTTGCCAGCATTGTGGCCTCCATGTCACGCTTA